ATGGTAGTCCTTACTGCCAAATATTCAATCAAGGAAACGTGCGAGCTGCTGCAAATTCACCGCGACTCACTATATAAGTACACCCACAACACCTGCGAGATTAAATGCGGTTGGCATCGACGCGGCGGCAGAGCCGTGAAGTATTATCTCGGCAGTGAAATACTCAAATTCTGGAACAAGCAAATCTGAATATGAACACCAACAACGATATAAAGCATCGGGAGGCAGGGCAGCTCAATGCCTTTCTCGACACCCTCACCTATTGGGAGAGGGTCGAGTTCGTAACCGCCGTTATACGCCGCTTCAAGGTGAAACGGCAAACCTTTTTCAACTGGAAATGTATGGCCTGCCGCATACCTGCGGAGGCCAAAGAGATAATAGAGAGCGAGGCCGGGCACACTATTTTTGTGCCGGACGAGCCGGAAATGTGTACCGCCCAATGATTGAAACAAGACCTACCTGTGACCCCGAGGGTGTATTTTCGGTTAAGAGAACTTGTGCCGAACTTGGCGTGTGTCACAAGACTTTACGAAAACTGCGCTCCCTCGGCCTGATTGAACCTGTCAATCCCGGCAACCGGGCGCGCCTCAAATACACCGGCAGGGCGATAATCGACTGCTGGGATAAAGCGAGCAGATTATGATTAGCGAAACAACCGTACAACGTGTGAGGGAGCTTGACATCGCAGATGTTGTCAAGCCTTACACGGAACTCCGGCGCCACGGCTCGGAGTTTTTCGGGCTGTGCCCGTTCCATTCCGAAAGAACAGCCTCTTTCTCCGTATCTCCGGCAAAGAACCTTTGCTACTGCCACAGCTGCCGCAAGGGCGGCGACGGCATACAGTTCACAATGGAGAAAGAGGGGCTGGACTTCTACGGGGCGGTCGAGTTTTTGGCCCGTAACCACAACATCACCATAGAATACACCCGGACGGAGCAGAACGAGGAACAGCTGCAAGCCGCCAAAAAGCGCGAGGCTCTTTTTGCCGTGTTGTCGGCAGCGCATCAATTCTTCACCTCACAGCTCCGTCTGCAAATGGACGACGAGGCGAGAGCGGCCAGGGATTATACTTACAGCAGGTGGAACGAGGAATTTTGCGACACCTCCGGCATAGGCTATGCCCCGAAGGACAGCCGCGCATTTATCGACTACTGCAAAAGCAGAGCCTTGCCCGAGGATCTGCTTTTCCAGTCGGGGCTGCTGCGGCGCTCGGAGGACGGCAGAGCCTATGCGATGTTCCGCGAGCGAGTGATGATACCCATACGCGACCGCATCGGGCGTGTCGTGGCGTTCACCGGGCGGTACTTCGGCAAGAGCAAGAAGACCGCCAAGTATATGAACTCCATAAACTCGGACATCTTCACAAAGAGCGATACCGTTTTCGGACTCGACAGGGCGAGCCGTTGCCGCGAGGCCGGGCTGTTCAACATCGTGGAGGGTGCGCCCGACGTGCTCCGCTTGCAGTCGGTCGGGATATTGAACACCGTAGCCACTCTCGGAACGGCGTGGAGCGACAGGCAATTCGAGCAGCTGAAAAAGCATACCCGGTCGCTATGCTTTATCCCGGACTCCGACCCTCCGAAAGAGGGTGAGCCTTACGGCCCCGGCTTCGTCGCCGTAATGGATAACGGCAAACGTGCCGTGCAGCTCGGCTTCGATGTCACGGTAAGGCAGCTCCCTGCCGACTTCCGCGACGTGTATGTGCCGCTGTTCGATTTTGAAATCGAAGTCCTCGAAGCCGACGGCATAAGCGACTTTGAGCGGCGGAGGAAGATAGCCACTGTCGGCAAACAGGACGCCGACAGCTATATCCTCTCCAAAGAGATCTATTCCTCTATTGAGGAAAAGCCCTTTGTCGTATGGCTCGCGGAGAAACGCTTCGCCACAGCCGACTCCCTCGTGGAGCAGCGCAAGTGCGTGGCCGAGATAGCGGAGCTTCTGCGCCACGTTAAGGACGCGCTCGTGCTCGATACCTGCATCGAGCAGCTTGCCAAGATGCACGGCAAGGTGAAGCTGTGGCGCGACGCGCTGACCCGTTCCAAAGGGGAGGCGCGGCAGAAAGCCGCTGCATCGCCGAAGAATGAACGGGAGCGCGACATCGAGCTTCTGCGCCAGTACAACCTCACCATACGCGACAACTGCTATTTCACTTTCGACGGCGACGACGAGCCGACCCGGCTCTCCAATTTTATACTCGAACCGCTTTACCATATTCAGGACGAAAGGAACGGCACCCGTATTTTCCAGATGAAGAACAAATTCGGGCAGTCGCGCATTATCGAGCTGACCGAGGCAGAGCTGTGCTCGCTCTCTACCTTTCAGCAACGTGTAGGCTCGCTCGGCAACTTCGTGTGGCGAGCCAAGATCGACAAGCTCAACAACGTAAAGGAATACACCTATGCCAAGACTGACTCCGCCGAGCGTATCCGCAAGCTGGGCTGGGATAATGCCGGGGAGTTTTTCGCCTTTGGCAACGGCATACTGCTCGACGGCCACTTCCGCAGTGTCGACGACCTCGGCATCATACGCGACTGCAACGGCCATACATACTATATTCCGGCAACATCAAAGATGTACCGCAACAATCCCGAGATATACCAGTTCGAGCGGCTTATGGTACACGAGAACGCATCGGGCGTGAGGCTCGCCGACTTCGCCTCAAAACTTACCGACGTGTTCGGTGACAACGCACGGGTGGCCTTGTGCTACCTTTTCTCTTGCCTGTTCCGTGACATAATCTTCCGGCGCACACGCCATTTCCCCATACTTAACCTTTTCGGCGAGAAAGGCACGGGCAAGACAACGCTCGCCACCTGCCTCCAATCTTTCTTCGTCCACGGCATCGACCCTCCGAACCTCGGCGTTACCTCAATTCCGGCGATGAACGACCGCGTTTCGCAAGCGGTGAACACCCTCGTTGTGTTCGATGAATACAAGAACGACCTCGACGTGCGCAAGATAGCTTACCTCAAAGGTGTATGGTGTGGCGGCGGTCAGACCAAGAAGAACACCAACACCGACGGAATGGCGGCGCAAACCATCGTGTCGACCGGCCTTGCGCTGTGCGGCCAGGACAAGCCCACACAGGACATGGCGCTCTTTACGCGACTGATATTCCTTGCTTTCACCAAAACGTCGTTCACACAGGAGGAACGCAAGAAATACGAGGAACTTGTCGCGCTCTGCAATATGGGACTGACACATCTTGCCGTCGAAATCCTCTCGCAGCGTCCGCTGTTCGAGAAGAATTTCCCACAGGCATACTCGCTCACAAAGAGCGAGCTTGCGGCCCGTGTCAAGGACGAGCAGCTGCACGACCGTATCTTCGGTAACTGGGTGATACCGCTCGCCACTTTCCGGGCCCTTGAAACAGCCGTCGAGCTGCCTTTCAGCTACGCCGACCTGTTCGACTGCGCTATCGACGGTATGCGCAACCAAAACGAATATGCCAAGGAGTCGTCGGAGGTCGCCAATTTCTGGAACGACCTCCAAGGTATGCAGACTTCGGGCCGGTGCGTCGAGAAAGCGCATTACCGCATCAAGTATCAACAGCGCTTCCGCGCTATCTCTATGGACGAGGATATGATCTTCGCCGAGGCGAAGCCAATCCTTTATCTCAACGCCCCGGCGGTGTCGGCTCTTTTCAGCGGCGGACGTGGAGCGAACCTTACAGCGAACCGCTCCAACTGGTCCACCACTTTATCCTATCTCAAATCGCACCCGGCGTTCCTGGGCCTCAAACAAGACCGCTTCGTGCTGCTCACTCCGCAGGGAACGCCCGACTATACTTTCGAGTCGGTCAACGGCCAGCAGGTACGCAAGCAGAAAGTCAACCGCCCGAAAGCGCTGTGCTTCGATTATTCGATACTTAAACAGGAGTTCGGCCTTACTCTCGAAACGGAGGTGATGACCGAAACGGAGGAAATCGACGAGGACGCAGCCGCTGTGGCCGTTGTTGCTCCGGCACCGCCGAAGCCTCAATCGCTTTTCAGCACCACCGGCGATGAAGACGCTCCATTTTGATGCGGCGGCTACTTTCCCCGGCATATAAAGGTCAACAAAGATGTTGGCCTTTAATTTTTTCTCCTTTTTGCAGTTGACTGCAAAAGGCGGCGTTCACGGATTGACAGCGTTGACGGCATAGCACTCCTTGTTTATCAACGCCTTAATCCATAACCGCACGGTTGACAATCGTTGACAACGGTAGCCATTTCCGAAAATCAGCAGATTTTCATAGCCAACGGTTGACACTTCCGTGCCACTTATATTCATTACTCTTTTTTATTTCAAAAAGAGATAAGTATTTGTATATAAGCGGCCTTTACAGCCTGTTTCCTTGCGGCTCGCCGCTGTGTCAACAGTGTCAACGCTGTCACCCCCGGGGGTATATGCCCTCTCCATTTCCTTTTGTTGCCCTTGACTGCCCGAATGGCTCGCAACGGCTCGCCGCCGAAGTACCGCATTATCCCTCCAAATCCCTGATTGTCACTCTTTCAGCAAGCGGCAAATCATTGTCTACTTGCTTGAATTTGAGTAACTTTGCATATATAAATACGCCATTTCTCTATGCTCCTTTACATCGAACTCGAAGACTATCTCGCGCAATGGTTCCGCCACGAACAGGGCGGCACCGACCCGGTACGGCTTACCCGTGGGTCGATTGAGTCGGGGCTGCTCGAACAATTCTTGCAGACACCGCCGCCGGACTATATGCCTGACTTCGGGGGCGACGGCAAGCTCGCTATCGAGCTGCCGAATTTCCGCAACAAGGACACCCGGAGCTATTACTACCTGCCCCCGAAAGCGCGTGATGCACTCGTCGCTTGCATACGCAACCGCTTCGACATTTCGATGTGGCAGTCGCTCCATCGTTTCGCATCGGTGTTCCAACGGCAGGATCACCTCATTTATGCCTTTATGGAGAAGCACGGCATTGAGCTGACCGAGAAGAACTGGAACGCCATTGCCAAACGCTACCAACGCAAGCGCGACATATACCGGCGCATCGACCGACGCAAGAAAAGTTCACAAAAATAATCCCGAGTTCAGGGGCATAAAAACGGAAGTGTCCGTTTTGTCCGCCCCACAGCATAATTCAGTATGAAAACCTCCCGACAAATACTTCCCGGCGTCAAGGCCATACATTGGCTTGACTGCCGCCACCTGCCGCGCAGGGTCGACCTGCACGGCATCTGCCGTATGCCGGTGCCGGTGCTGACCGCACTTTCGGCTGTCGGGGTTTTTGATGATGCGCAGTGCAGTTGCGTGACCGAGAGAGAGGGCGGCTCTTTCCAAGACACCGCCACCTTGAAATTCCTTACACACGAACTGCTCCCTATCCACCTCAAACTCGGTTTTGCCGTTACCGATGTCAACGGCAGGTGCTGGCTCATCGGCTCGAAAGAGCCGCCTTTCCCAAAGGTAAAGGTGGAGCACCGATGCGGTCTGCCCGACGGCGACGGCGCGGGATTTTTCTATGAAATCTCCCACGTCGCCCTCAAATCACTTGTCGAGTGTCATATCTCGGCTGACTGACAAAGATATTCCCAATCCCAACCACAGGCTAATTGCGACCGCGAGGCCGCAGGTCATATTCAGGTTTTGAAGTTAGAGAAATCCGCTTGCGCGTGAGGCGTCGGCGGATTTTGTTTTTCAGCGGTAGAAAGAGCCGCCCCTTGCGGAGCAACCCGAGGGAGTGAGGGAGGGGTCAGCCCCGACGGAAAACGGGTGCGCCGTGTATAGAAAGTCGTGGTGAACAGCACGGCTTCATTGGCGAAGCGGCGAAATCGCCTGTTGTTCGGAGTAGCAATCCACGATGATGCGCCGGGTGCCTGGGCCATACTCCGCAGTAGGCCGCTGCGCGGTTGCCGGAACATCGTGCAACTCATTTTCAGCGGTGACTGCCCCGGAGGTGTGTTTCTCTATCTTTCGGTTGGCCGGTCTGCCTCGGAATGAACCCCGGAGTACATAGGTATGCGGTGGAGCAATCGCAGTGCTGTGCAGCTTGTGGTAGGACTGCCTCGCCGGTGGTATCGCCTTGCAATTCGGTGTCGGAGTTGTCGGAGTTACGGGTCTATCCACGACGGCACCGCCGCCGGTGTACTTGCTTTTCCGTCAGTGCCGACAATCCGGGATCACCGTGCGCTTTCCGTCGGCGGCATCTTCGGTCGGGCACGAAGTCCGGCAGGTTCGAGGCGGCATACCGCTCTGCGTGAGTCAAGCTCTCCTGTAACCGCATCTTGGCATTTTGAGGACACGATGATTGGTTGAGTTTTACGCCGCAAAGTTATTACCTCCCTGCGGAACGTCAAGGGTAAATACATCGGCTGAATTTTCTCCACGCCTACGGGTAGTAAAATTCCTCCGACCCTTGCCTCATTATCCGCCCGGAGGCACTTTTGGGGCAGTGTAAAACTTCAAAAACAATCATCATGTCAAAAACCGCCTCCACGAACTGGACTTCACAGTGCCCGAACTCGAAGATGCTATCGCCGACCACAAAAGCGACTGCGACGGTGAACCCTCCGTGTATGTCGGCACTTACGGCAAGTACAACGACGGCTCGCTCTGCGGCCTGTGGATAGACCTCTCCACTTTCGACGACTACGACGAGTTTATAAACTTCTGCAAGGCGATACACGCCGACGAGGAAGACCCCGAGCTTATGGCGCAGGACTTCGAGTGCTTCCCCCGTCAATGGTACAACGAGGGGTTCATAACCGAGGAAGACTTCGACCACATCAAAGAATACACTGAAATGTGTGAGAAACACTCCGCCGAGGCTGTCGACGACTATTTGGAGTTCCACGATGATCTCGACGACTTCGAGGAAGCCTACTGCGGAGAATGGGACAGCGAGGAAGACTTCGCCCGGCACATCGTTGAGGAATGCTACAACCTCGAAAAAACTATGGGCGACCTCGCCCGATACTTCGACTACGAAGCCTTCGGACGCGAGCTGTTCATGTACGACTACACTATGGGCGCAAACGGCCACGTTTTCCGCCCGGTCTGACCCCTGACCTCCCTCTCTCCCTCTTTGGGCTGCTCCGCAAGGGGCGGCTCTTTTTGGCGTTTATTTTATTATAATCCAACGGCCACCGTTTTTATCTCCTTCTCTTATCAAAACTCCGGCTTCTTGCATTTTAGCAATATCCCGTTCTATGGTTCTATCCGCTACTGACAATATTTTTGCAAGTTGCGCCGCTGTAATAAAAGGATTACCCTTTATTATTTCTCTTATTGAGTTATATCTTTCAGCTATCTTTTTTTGAGTAGCTGTTACGGCATCGTTTCCGACATTATTTCCGACATCGCTTCCGACATCGCTTCCGACATTATTTCCGACATCGCTTCCGACATTAGAATTAAGTCGGTTAAAAACAGTGCGTTCAATCACTATTTGAACACCACTGAAATGATTACCGACTGTTGGTATTGGCAAACCGTTATTCTTGAAGCCTGTATATATTTTCCTATATCCTCGGCCCCATGTGTCGATAAACCCGGCCTTAAACATTACATTGGCTATCGCCGGATTACGAGGCACCGACGGGTGGCTGCTGTATAACGTATCTTCGGTATATCCCTCCGGGAGATTACCGTCGTTCCATATCTCTATCCTGTTATCATATACGTGCATCTGTATAGCTGCACCCATATAATTCTTATGCGCTATCGCATTGTAAAGTATTTCGCGCAGTGCTTCTATTGGAATTTCAAGGCTCTCAAATCGCTGCATACCTTCAAAACGGACTGGCGACACAAGATACTTGGCTCTTAAAATATCCATTACCTTGTCCGCCATTTGGATAAGATTTCCGCCGACTACGTCCTGGATTATAAGGTCTGACTCATCTTTCCCGAAACGGCCAATCTTAAATTCGACGCTGTGGAAATATTTTGCAGGGTTATTACCAAACAAAAGTATGGCCGCATTTTTAAGTTTGCCCTCACTATCAATCAATTGGAGCGACATAAGAATTTCGTCAGTTGATGCAGACAGCAAACTCTCCGGGATACGTTGTGCGGCAATACCCTTACGCAAAAAATATTCGATAGACTCCCTGTCTATATCCTCGATTGTCGCTTCTTCAAGACTCACATTATCCCAAGTCTTTCCCAATTTTCTTAAAAGAAAATCTTGTAAGGCAGCACCTTTCAATTCTTGTTTGGTGCTTCCTGAACGATAATGATAAACGCCTTTATATGAAATAGGAATATTACTCGGACTTACAATTATCTCAATATAATCAAGGCCGTCCGCTTGTTTCAAATTGACATCGGCAACAATTCCGAGATTGGTAACAATCTTATTCGGTATATCTTCCATTAGGCGTTTGCTGTCAGCAACGCCTATTATCTGACGTGATACATCGGCAACTCCGATGTAAATATAGCCACCGTAAGCGTTAGCGAAACCGCATACCCATTTTAGGTATTCATCTCGCCAACTCTCCTTAAACTCTACGTTCTGACTTTCCGGTAATTGAAGTATTGCCATTTCTTGTAATATTCCTTGATTTCCAAATACAAAGTTACGCATTTTTTCGGAATTTCAGTGTCTTTTCCACCACTTATATACAGCGGTAGCTTTGCGGTGTAAAACATCACCGCTCAATGGCAAAGACCACTTACAATATCTCGCTCAAAGGCTATGTCGGAGGCTCCGACTTTGACCGCTCGACCGTTGACCGCGAGCTTGCACGTCACGACGGCAAGCAAGTCAACGTGCTCATCGACTCCCTCGGTGGCTCACTTGCCACCGGCCTTTCCATTTCCGCTGCTTTCCGCAACCACGGCAACGTCAACGTGCATTTTGTTGGGCTGAACGCCTCCGCCGCTACAATAGCATCGCTCGGCGCGGCCCATATCTCCATAGACACCGGCGCGATGTACCTCGTGCATAAATGCTCAATGGCTTTCTTTGAATGGGGTTCGCTCAACAGCGACCAGTTCGCCACCCTCATAGCCGACTGCGAGAAAATCAAAGCCGACCTCGACAAGCTCGACCAAAACGTGGCCCGGCTATACGCCGCCCGATGCAAGCGCAAGCCCGAGGATCTGCTCGCACTGATGAAAGCCGGAGGCTGGCTCTCGCCGCAGGAAGCCCTCGACTGGGGCTTCGTCGATGAAATCACCGACCTTGCCGAAGACACCGCCCCACGGCTCACCGATGCCCTTGCCTCGGCAATGGCCGACGCAGGTATGCCTATTCCTGATATTCCAATCTCCGAAGCCGAGCGCGAGAGCGCTTTCGGCAAGTTCATCACAGCCCTGTCATCGCTTTTCAAGAACCAATCCAACAATATCCCAATGCCAACCGAGAACCCCACGCCCAAGACCTACACCGAGGCGGAGTACAACGCCCTCAATGCCCGGCTCACCGAGGCCACCGCCCTTGCTGACTCGCAGAAGAAGACTATCGAGGAATGCGACAGCCGCATCGCCGAACTCGAAGCAAAGCTCGCCAAGACGCCGGCGGAGCCGTCAAAGCAGGTTGTCGAGGACTCCAAACCTGCCGGCGACCCTGCACCCAAGAACGAGGTCGAGGCTTTCGTCAACACCTGCAACTCCGCCCGTCAGCTCTTTAACGAGGTCTGACACCTCCCTAAACCCTAACCACTCAACTCTAAACTCCCCACTATGGCAGGCAAATTCCAGTTTACACTCAAAGAGTACCAGGAGGCCGCGGTCAAGTACCGTTCCGACCTCCTTATGCTCCCCATTATCGGCATCGGCGACACCCTCCAATATATGACGGGGCGCCCCGGTATCCGATACAAGGAGCGCGTAGGCTCCCTCACGGGCGATGCGCAGTTCGCGCCCTACAATCCCAAACGTGCCGTCGACTACAACCTCGGCATCGACTTCCGCGACCTCGAAACGCACTTTGGCTCCGTAGTCGCCAACTTCGAGCCCAACACCGCTATCTCAACACTGCTCGGCTCCGGCGCGACAAAGGGCGACGGCCAGATGACAACCCCCACCGCTCGCCACGTCCTCGCCCTCATCGCCAAAAACCTCTCCGAGCATCTTAACGATGCTATATGGAACGGTGTGCGCAACGCCGCCGGTGACACCACCGCCGACCTGTTCGACGGCTTCGACACTATCACCGAAAAGGAAATCGCCGCCGGGGCTATCGCCGAGGCCGAGGGCAACTATATGAAAATCGACGATGAAATCACTGCGGCAAACGCCGTGGACGTCGCCAAATCAATCCTGTTCTCCCTCGACCCTCGCCTCCGCAGCCAAGACCTCTACCTATATTGCTCGCAGGACTTCGTCGACAAATACAACGAGGGCTATCTGCTTACGCACGGCGGCATACCCTACAACAACCAGTACGGACAGGGTGCCGTCGAGGGGTCAAACGGCAAGCTCAAATTCTGCCCCCTCTACAACAAGGCCGGGTCGAAGTTTATGCACGTCACCACCAAGGCAAATATGCTCGTCGGTTACGACCAAATGGGCGACGTGGAGAATGTAATGGTAAAGGAATACGCGCCCTTTATCCTCTCATACATCGCCACTATGTTCTTCGGTGTGCAGTTTGAAACCCTCGACAAGCGACGTTTCAAGACCGTGGAAATCGCCGTGTGACCCTCATAGACACATCACTCAACAACTCATCAAACCGCTATGGCTACAAAATGTACCTCAATCCAAAAGTCGCTCGGGTGGTGTCAGGGCACCCCCGAGCTGCCCGGTGTGAAACGCCGCATCTACTATCTCGCCAAGAGCCTGATTGTGGCCTTTCCGCAGCTTCCCCGTGATGAACTCGGTCGCCCCACGTCGGCTATCCTCGACGGCTCTTTCACTCTCGCCGCCGATGCCAAATGGCGATATATCGACATACTCCCCGACAAGTCGCAGCTGACCTCCGAGGCGCAGGGCGAGCTTCCGAGCCAAACGCAGCTCAACAAACTTGTCGCCGTTCACCCCGGCGTGGGCGCGGACGCTTCCGCCGCCGCGGCCTACATCAATAACACCGACAATGTTTTCGTAATCGAGGATATGAAAGGCAACTTCCGCGTCCTCGGCAACGACAAATGGAGCACAAAGGCCACCGTCGCACAAGACCTCGGACAGGGTGCCACCGGCACCACCTCTACCACTATCAACGTCGAGGCTACCGACGAGGTACCTGCGCCGTTCTATGTCGGCACTCTCGAAACCGAGGACGGCGACATCGAGTGCAAGAAAGCCGCCTGAAAGGTAACAGGTTATTGGTAATTGTATGATTGACAAACCAATTCCCAATCTCCAATTTCCACTCCCCAAACGATGCGTCAGGGAGGGAGCGATAGCGTTGGACGAAGTGTTGAAAGACATCGAAGTGCCTTCGCTTGATGTTCCCGACCTCGACGCATCTTTTACTCCCTCCCGTACCAAAGACCTTTTCGCCGAAAAGAGCCGTGCCGCGTGGAAAGATGTGCAACAGGCCGAGGCTCGCTGCGACTTCGCCCCTAATAAGGTGCGCATTTCCTACCGCAACCCGGCTTTTGGCATTATCTCCCTTTGGAAAAAGTCGCTATATGGCCGGACTCTCACCGACATCAAGAGCGACCCCGATATGGTCGGGAAATTCGCTGTGGGTATGAATACCCTTATCCGGCAGATACTCGGCAATTCGCTCGCCACCGGCGACTGGTGCATCGTCACCTCGCCGAAGCGTCGCCACAAGGAACGCAATTTTGCATCGCTGATTTCCGCAAGGCTCGCAACACTCCTGGGCGTGAACTTTTACGAAGATCTCGCCGAGTGTCACTCGAAACATCGTGTCGGGGCTGTCTTTACCCTCGTTAAAGAGCCACCAACCGAGCGCAACATAATCGTATTCGACGATTTTGTCACCACCGGCGCAACGATGATCTCTATGCGCGACCTGCTCCAACCGCTCGGTTATAACCTCATTTTCTTCACAGGTATAAATAATAAACTTTAATTCAAAAGTTTGCTTATTTCAGTTTTAAGCCGCATTAAATCATCTTCTTTTAAAAATGCTGCTGCCTCGTTTAGACGAACTATACCGTTTTTATCTACAAGGATAGTTAAAGGTATTCCACCGACAGATAACATTTCGGCAAATTCACCATTTTTATCCCAAGCTATTTCATACTTTAACCATTCCAACTCTTTACCAAGAGGAGTGTCGAAGAAATTATCAATTTCTTCTTTACTGTGGTTTATACAAATTGGTATGAAAACAAATGTTTCATCGTTAGATAAATCGTTGATAATAGATTGCAGATGTGCTGGTTTCAATTCCTCAATACACGGGCCACACCACGTAGCCCAAAAATTCAACAATAAAACTTTCCCTTTTAATGCGTCATTATAACTCAATATGCTGTCACTCGATATAATGTATTTTTCAAAGTTAAAAGTTGGCAACCTATCTCCAACTTTTATTTTAGACACCTGTGTTCTATAATGTGCCGACATTATAGAGTCAATGTAGGCAATCTCCATATCAGATTTTTTCGTTACCATGATTTTCCCAGGCTGTGTAATACTATCTATCCGAGCATAAATCCCAGGGGTAATTACATATGTTGTTGTGTCACCCGAAGACCAAACCTCGCGCTCACGGATTAAAGTAGTGTCAACTCCCAAATACTCCTGTCGAGATACCTCTATTTTTTCGATATAATATCGTTCAATATTTGCATAAGCCAATATTGAAACGGCCAATATAGAGAAAAGTGCTATATATTTTTTCATTTCGTAATCTTGCTTTTATCGCAAAGTTACGCATTTTTCGTCTTTTAGCCGCTATAATGGCCTGACTAATTTTGTGGCAACCAAAAGCTAACGCATAATGGACCACAAATTTACCGAACAAATCAAGCAATGGCTCGAAACGCCGGAAGCGGAGCGCGACTATGCCGTCGGCGCTCTCTACCTTTTGAAGCTGTCGGGCAATCAAATTATGTACCGCAACATAATATCGCAGATTGACCGCCGCCACGACTTCGTGGACTACCAACTTCAAAAGTATTACAACTTCCGCGTCGCCGACCTCACCCGTGCGCAGGTCGAGGAAATGGAGCAGCAGGTCGAGGCTATCGTGGCCGAACACATACCGCTCGCAGCCAAAGCCGACGAGCAACCAAAAGGCAAACGTGCCGACCACGACGCACTCCCCGACGACATCAAGACGAAATACGTTGAAAATCTCTCTATCCTCCAACGTATGCGCGAACTGCATCTGCGCCTCCGCTCGCTTTCGCTCGACAGCGCCACCTGCCCCGACTCCGAGCGTTACCCGTTCCTCAAAGAACTTATATCGCTCGACAAGAAGCTGCACGCCAACTGGGAGGCATACGATACATACGTCATAGGTCAGAGTGACAAGGTAAAAGGTAAGACGACCTCACGCAAAAAATCACCTCGTCACTCATAACTTAAACTTAAAACCTAAACGTAGTGAAACGCACTGCCGACATCGACCAAATCCTCCGCCCACTGAAAGATACGCCATTTCAGGCATATCTTTCTAATGCCGTGCAGGTGGCCGACATTCTCGAATGGATTTTAAGCCAAGTCGGCACCGCCGAGGTTTGGCAGACCTCGTTTTCTATCTCCGAGGAATTTCTGCGCCGACTTTTCTTTATCTGCCGTGCAAATAAAGTGTCGCGCATCAACCTTGTGCTCGACCATAAGGCCACCAACAAAACGCTCAAACTTTGGGCGTTCATCACCCAAGTTATAGAACGTACATATCTTGCCGATAATCACAGCAAGATTTTGTTGGTTCGCTCCGAGGCCGGAGAAACCGTATCGGTAATAACCTCGCAAAACCTCACTCGCGGCAACCGCCACGAGTCGGCCTTTATCTCGACTTCGCCGGAGATTTTCGCAAATCTCTACGACCAAGTCAACGATTTAATAACCAATCACTCCGTACCGCTCCATGACCTATTCGCAGAACGACTTGCAGCAGATTGAAAAATTTGCGTCTATCTACCTCAAAATATCCGATATGGCCGTAATACTCGATATTCCGGCTGATGTGCTGCGCTCCGATATTGCCGACCGCACAACCGAGGTGTCGAAAGCCTACCGACGCGGTAAGGCCGCATCAAAAGTCAAGCTCCATTCCCAGGAAATGATGCTTGCACAGGTAGGCTCTCCGCTTGCTATCGAGAACGCCCACCGAAATTTACTTGATATGGAGGACGACGAGTAATACTTCGTCACTCATAACTCAAACCTAATACTTGAAGCCGTGCCAACACCGAACACCATAGATGTATGCCGGGCGCACTTGTTCACCAAAGAGGTAGAACTGCGAGAGCAATATCCACAAGCCGTTGTGGATAAGGTGCTTCGTGTGCGCGAAATGTATAACTGGTTCATCGCAAACCCCGACGGCACCGACCGCGAATTTGTCGCCGAGGTATGCCAACGCCACGGAATACACCGCACAACGGCTTATTCCGACCTTGCCGTTGTCAAGTCCTTGCTCCCCATGCTCGGCAGCGCAAGCCGCGACTTCCACCGTTGGCGCACCAACGAAATGCTTATCGCAACTTACAAAATGGCCGAGAAGCGCAAGGACAGCAAGACTATGGAACGTGCGGCCACCGCCTACGGTAAGCTGAACCGCGTCGACCTCGAAGATGAACAGGCACTGCCGCTCGACCAAATACTCGTGCAGCCGTTCACCGCTACCGATGATCCGCGAGTCCTCGGCATCGAGCCTATCCCCAACATCAACGAGAAAATCTCGGCTATGATACAAAAGTATCGCGCCGAAACAATCGACATCGAAGATGTGGAATTTGAGGAAGTCGACCTCGAATTTGACCTGTTATTTCCCAAAAATGAAGAAAGCAAAAATGAGGGAGATTATAACAACGAGTAAGGCAAATAATCGGCTCTTTCTTCTTATCTGCTCTATGTTCGGGGGCATCTTCAATTCATTAACTTTTTTCAGTTGGCGACGAGAGTAGATACCTAACATTATAACGAGGCCGACGAACATAAGAACGCCGATTAGTAAGATTATTGCAAATAGTTCTCTACTCATAGTTATCTGAATTTTAGCAGCTCACCCTGCAAATTTACAAATTTTTCCAATATGGCCGACAAGAAAGTTTACTTTAACAAGCCCCAACGCCTAACGCAGCTTATCGGCGCGAACACCACAGTTATAGTCGCAGGGCGACGCACCGGCAAGACCGACAGCATCGCCGCACCATTTGTGCTGCGCAATATGCAGCGTATGCCCGGCTCGACAGGCGGCATCGTAGTGCCGACTTTCAAGCACGGATTGACTAACACAATCCCTGGCTTGCTCGCCGCGTGGAAACGCTGGGGCTTCATCGAGGGGGTGCATTATGTTGTCGGCCGAAAACCACCAAAGACTTTCAAGCAACCAATCATCGACCCGAAAGACTACGAACACGTCATTTCCTTTTACAACGGCAGCGTCGCCGTTATCATTTCGCAAGACCGACCGGGCAGCTCCAACTCACTGACCCTGTCGTGGCTGTTGGTCGATGAAGCCAAATTTATTGATTACGCCAAACTCAAAGACGAAACGCTACCGGCCAACGGCGGCATTAAGTCGCACTTCGGAAAGCACTCTTTCAATCACTCGATTATGATATTGAGCGATATGCCGCAGACCACCAAAGGCTCCTGGTTCTTGCACTACAAGGATAAAATGGACGCGGAGCTGATAGCCACCATTGAGGGCACCGTATATGAAATTTGGCGCACCAAGGAACGCATACGCTCCCTTAACGCCAACGGTAAACCCGTTCCGGCTCACCTCAAAGGCTACCTCCGCCGCCTCGACCGCAACCTTAACAAGATGCGGTCAGTCGCCGTGTATTATCGCGAGTATTCCTCAATCGAAAATTTGCAGCTTCTCGGCGAGAACTACATAAAGCAGATGAAGCGCGACCTTACACCTTTGACTTTCCAAACCTCTATCCTGTGCCAGAGGATCGGAATTGCAAAGGACGGTTTTTATTCCTCGATGCGCGAGGCCCACAAATACGATGCCAACGATAACCAATACCTCGACACCCTCGGCTATGATTACGACTTCGCCACGCTCGATGCGCGAGCCGACGCCGACGTTGACCCCGACGCGCCTATCTGCATCGGTATGGACTACAACGCCAATATCAACTGGATTGTCGCCGGTCAGCCACGCGACCGCCGCCTCAACGTCATTAAATCCTTTTACGTCAAATTCGAGCGCAAGATACCTGCGCTTATCGACGACTTCTGCCGCTACTACGCCACCCACCGCAACAAGACCGTAGTATTTTACTTCGATGCAACCGCCCTCGGCTCTAACTACGCCGTCAACGACCAGGACTTCCGTTGGTGGGTGGTGCACGAGTTCGAGCGCCACGGTTGGACGGTCGAGGCCGTATATCTCGGCAACCCTATGCGCAAGGAGGAAAAATACCTGCTCATCAACCAAGCCTTTGCCGGTAAGCAACGCCTGATGCCTTTTTTCAACCGCTCCAACAACGAAGACCTTATCCTCGCCATACAGTCAGCCGGAGTGCGCCGTGGCCGCAACGGCTTCGACAAAGACAAGTCCGGCGAAAAGCTCGCCGAGAGCGAAGAAGACCTGCTCGAACACCGCACCGACGGCACCGACGCTTTCGATACCCTCTACATCGGTTGTGAGAAATTTCCATACCGCGATGCGTTCAACCTCTCTATGTCGGGGGTGCTTTGACACCTGTTTGTGAGCATATTGCTTCCGTATTCCGGATTTTTTCGCTAATTTTGTATTCTTAAAATCTGGAATTTATGAAAACGCCTGATGAATTTTTCATACGCTTGCAGTTCTGCACCTTACAAAGTTCTCAAATCCTGTCGTCAAGTTAAGTATTAACGGGAAAGATGCTGAGTTTAAGGTGTCTAAACTACAAGGTACTTGACAATAACAAGACTTGGCTCGAAAACAAGCATAACTCAGCGATAAAAACAATACTAAATTTGTTGACTGGCTTTATTCATTGATATTTTCAAATAAAACGGTTATGAAGAAGTTGTTGATACTTTTTGTCTTATTCATGGTTGCTCTGACAACTTTCGCACAGGAAGAAAAGCGACCGTTCACAGCTACTCTTTATGGTGGCATATATCTAAACAATGAACAGGCTTGGACGATTGAGCCGTCTATTGCGTGGCATTTCCATAAATATATCGGTGTTGCTCTTGGTATGGAACTGACGTCACAATACAACCAACCGAGCCGTACAACTACGATAAACGGGCATGAAGCGAGTTTGGCGGATAATGAGAAAAACGTGGCATGGATTATATTCAAGCCATCTGTAATCTTCAAAACTCCGAACCTGCTCAAAAACAAAGATGATATTCGCTTGTGGTTTCAAGCCGAACCCGGCATCAGTCTTGCCTGCCCTTTTAGAAATTCACTGACCTATGATATTTATGATATTAAAGGTAATGTAGGCACAGTCGTAGATTATATGAAATTTCCGAACAAAGGGCTTGACTGGTTTTACTGGAACGCAAGACTTTCCGTAAATCTTTCTATTGACCGTTTTGTGATTGGTGCCGGATATGGCATATCCAACCTTGACTACTATTCCGGTCGCAGGAACGTGACACTCCAAAACGGCTCGAAATTCTGGGTTCCTAATAAAGAACTGAGCCAAAGCATCTTCTTATCAGTCGGCTACCAATTCTAAAAGACACATATAATCATACAGCATCTAATCATACAACATATATTATCCTCGGCAGCGATGTCGGGGATTTTCTTTTTGTGTTCCGGCGCCACCGCGCCGTCGCGCTAATGCGGCAAGCCGTCGAGCTTGTAATCTCGACCCATTGAGGGCGTATATCGCTAACATAGGCAACGGACTTCGGATCTATCCTGATGATAGAGCCGGAGTCCGCTGCTTTTCCGTGCCCCTCGGCCACCCCCGAGGGAGAGCGGTATCACTCCGGGGGCGCTTCGCAAAGATAAGGACTGCGACCGTTCATTACGGCCTCTATCTTCGGGAGGGCAGACTATTCGCAAGAGCCTTACAGCGGTGTTCCGGCTGCACAGGACACAGGGCTGCAATTCTATGGCGCATCATCGGCAGTTCGGGCAATAAGAATAAAGAGAGCTTTGGCCGTCGGGGATAACTTCACGGCATAGATTGGTGTGATGCAGCGGCTCGCATCGGGGGAGGCAAACATATATCATAGTTTTGCGAGGCAGTTATTTGAGGGAGTCATACTTGTAAACACGCACGGAAGCACGGTTGATATTTCACTTCGCAAAGTTAGAACGGGTCGCCTACGCTGACAAGGGCAAGACACGTTCAGGGCAAAAATCTTCCTTTTTTCAGGCAAGCATAAAAAAGAGTATTCCACAGGGGATAAACCCTTTGCCCCGAACCCTTGTTGGCTACCGTCGTGCCGACTGGCTCAACCGTTCCCTGATTGCGGCGTAAAAATCAAACGCGCCCCGGCGCACAGTAATAACTCTCAAAAACTTCAAAACCATGACATACGTTAGCTGCATCTCCCTCGATACAAACCGCCGCCTCAAAGAATATCAAGTAGAAGTTATCACCTTCGACGGCGAAAGCGAAATAGTATATGTAATTGCCCGGACAGCCGACGAGGCACAGGAAAAGGCAGCAGCCCAGGTGCCCGACGCAGACTACACTATGGTACAAGGCTTCTGCGAATACTAATCTCCACCTCCCCAACGATAGAGGGTTGACCCCACGGGTCAACTCTCACTTTGCTCTTTCGCCCCCTCCGCAGCATAATACAATCCGGCCACCGCCGGGCAACGACCTCTAACCTTCGCCCATAGCCCTCGCCGCCGCACCGACCGCCACCCAACGGAACACCGCACCGCATCGCTATCGGAGTCGACAAGCACCGCGCTTTGACCGTGAACCATTTGCCCCATACGCCGTGAGAGGTTGGACTGCAAGGGGAGAGGGGGCCGCAGCCCGGTGCGCCACCCCCACAGCCTCGACCCGGGCGGTCATACCGTTTTGGAACACGCACCCCACACGGGCGCAGATGCAAATATCTCATCGCGCGCTGACATCTTACACCCCACATTAACCTCTCACCACTAACCCTTGAAACTCCCCACCGCCGAACTTGCCGCCGCCGAGCCTGTGCGAGGGTCAGGCTTCGCCTACCGAGGGGCACGAGCCGCCTCTGCGCACGGAGCGGTTTTGCCATTGTTCCCTGCGGTCGGCCTCCTTTGCCTTGAAGATGTCCGGGGGAGCGAGCCGGGGGCTTATTTTTCCGTCACAAAGTTAGTACGGTCATTCACTGGCGCAAGGGCAGGTGTGCGCTCCACGTTCCCCCCTCTTTCGGAGCAAGCTCCTGCAAGAGCGTAATCACCCTTGCTTTTGGCAGCTCATTACGACCGCACTTTTGATTGTTCGTAAAAATTAAGAGCCTCGGCTCACTTCTCAAACCCCCAACACTTCAAAATCATGGCAAAGAAAACCTCCAAAACCGCAGAAAACAAAAAGGCTAAAACCACTTCGACCCGTGCGAAGAAGCAGACCCAGGCCCCCGTCGTCGATACCAAGCCGACCCTCACCCCAAAGCTCATCGTGGCGCAGCGCAAGTTCAACCGCTGGTACGTCTACTTCAAGGGCGTGGCTCCAAAAGATAATGTAGGGTGCGGCTGCAAGACAGCCCAAAGCGCGATAAGATATATGCACCTGCTCAAAGCCCGGTACGGTGCCGTTATCTCCCAAAACATCTACGACCGCCTCGCTTTCGAGGCCGCGAGAGAGGCGTAATGCCTCTCTCTTTCTCTCTCCCCTTGAAGTCCAACCTTATAAATCTCACGACGATGTACGAATACAAATGCTTCACTCGACAAGGCTCATGGCGCTTCTACGCCGACTCCGATACCGATGCCCTGCGGCTCGCCCTTTTCTACTGCTGGCGCGACGGCGAGCAATTCATCAAGGTAGAGAGTAACTTCGGCGGCAAGTCTTACACCCTGCGCCTCTGCAAGATTGACAAGACAAATTCGATAACGACACTTTAACCACTGCCACACAGCGGTTGCTTCCTCCCGAAGCGACCGCTGACTGTCTTTTCGCCTCGCCGCCACCCTCCTTAACTTTGCCCCTATGATACGGATAGGCTTCTACACCCCCACGGTGATGCTCTCCGCCGACCTCCCCGACGTCAGCATCTTCACCAACCAAGACTTCGTCGACTTCCGCCTCTCCACAGGCGCGGACGTGCTGCTCGACGAGCGGTACTACACTTATAACGGCTCGGCCACCGTAGCCGACATCGCTTCTCTCATCGAGCAATATATGGCCGGAAACCCCGACCTCAATTTCTCCGAATTTATCATCGAGGCATCGGCACCCGACGGATCCGCCGCCTCACACTCCTTCCGTGTCATATACTGCGACCGCGCACTCGGACTCTACGACCCCTCGCAATGGCTCCTCGAAAACTTCCTTACCCTCTCCGCTTACCGGCGCATCGCCCCCGACACCTTCTTCGAGCTGCAATGGTTCGCCACCGACCGCGAGCCAATCGCTTTCTTCATCTACGCTACATACCTCGCCCTCGACGGCAACACCGCCACCTACCGCTACGTCCTTTCCGGCAACGGTATGATACAGCACGGCGACGGCATAAACCGTGAGTTCGTCTTGCTCGCCGATGTTCGCGCAAAGATACAGGCCGCAACCAAAGCCTCCACACCTCCCACGCTGCTATCCGTCACCGCACGGTGCGGCGAGCGTTCTCTGACCCTATTTGTCGACCCGGCTCTCGCCGACACCCTCCCTTTCCATTACACTAACTGCTTCAACGTCGCGGAACAGCTCATACTCCCTCACGCCACCACCCACAAAATCAAGGCCGACCGCTCTATCGCCACCCTCGGCAAATCCGCACGCTTCTACAACGTCACCACCGCAAAGGAATACGAGGTACAGTCCGCGCCTCTTACCTCCGACGAGTGCTTGCAGGTCGAGCAGATGCTTACCTCTCCCGTTGTCCGTATTCCCTGGGGCACCGACTCAAACCTCGCCGAAACCGACTTTGACGCTATGCTCCCAATCCTCATCACCGATTTTACCTCCGAACTTTCCGACACCGACGACAAGCCCAACTCCGTGAAATTCACTTGGCGCTTCAAGGACACCCGACCCAAATTCAACGCCCGATACTCTCCCGGCATATTCGACACCCATTTCCAACCCCCTTTCTCTTAATGGTTTTGGCGTTCCGGCGCCACAGCGCCGTCGGGCTAATGCGGCAAGCCGTCAAGCCTATGGTCTTGACCCATTCGGGCTTATATCCCTAACGCGATAATACCTCACACAATCTCATAACACTATGAACGCAGTCCACATATCAACCGCTCGCACGATGCTCAACTCCGGCGACCCCGTTGACCTATCAGTATGGCGCAGCGACGGCTCTATCCTCGAACTCCGCAACGTCATATCCCTGCGATATGCCTTTTACGGAGGCTGGCGAAACGTCAAAATCCTTGCTTCTGGCGAGTGCCGCCGCGTCCGCGACTGCTGCATCTTCCGCATAAACGGCCTCGATGTTTTTCTCTAACAAAAAAAATAATTACCTTTGTATGTAATTTATTCATGTTTAGAGCGTCATATAAGAAAAGATATATCAAATATGAAATCATTATCATTATTTCTTACTGCATTAGTGCTTGGTTTGAGTGTCTATGCAAAAACAGATTTGCAGCCGTACCAAAAGGCTGCAATAGCTACGCGTTTTGCTTCGGAGGTAAAATACAATTATGCAGGATATGGTAATTTTGCGCAAGACTTCGACAGCATTTGCCGTGCGGAGCTTCCTAACATTGTCAACACAGCAAGTGATGAGGAATTCAGCCAACAGCTTCAACTTCTCGCCAATCGTCTGCACGACGGTCACACAAGCATCAATTTCAGCGCAGATGTAACGTATGCTCCTATTTCACAAAGACGCATCGGTGACAAGGTTTTTGTCACCGGGGTTTACTCCGACGAATACACTCGGAAAGGAGTAAAGAAAGGCACTGAAATAATCGCAATCAACGGAATGCCAGTTATTGACTATGGCAATAAATATGTTGTTCCATATATTGCCTCTTCTACACAGCAATGGTCGGACTATTATCCCTTCAACAGCATAAACCTTACAAAAGGTGCTCGTGGTGAGGCTATAACAGTGACATTCAGAAATGGTAACGGTGAGAAATTCGAGATTGTCGACCAACGACAATCTCCTTGGGGTATTGTAAACCCAAGTAGGGAAATTTCGTTTGACTCCCTGCCGGGTGATATAGGGTATCTAAAAATTCCATCGTTTCAGACAAACGATTTTAACATGGGAACTTTTGCTGACCTATATGAACAAAAAATACTTAACACAGACGGCCTTATTATAGATATTCGTGAGAACAATGGCGGAAATAGTAAGGTCGGGGAACGAATTATGATGCTTTTGGCCACCGACTCTATTCCACAAGCGGCATGGGACACACCGCGATATGATGCCGCTTATGCTTCTTGGGGTAAAAAATGGCATACTGTTTCCGAACCGTCGCAGTCGATAACTCCGTTTTTTATGCTCACCAGTGAGGTGCCAAAATATGACAAGCCAATTATACTTCTTGTTAACGCCTGCACTTTCTCTGCCGCAGAGGATTTTGCAGTTCTATTCAAAAATGCAAAAAGAGGTATCGTAATGGGTACACCAACAGGCGGAAGTACAGGCAATCCTATAATGATAGACCTCGGTTGGGGCTACTACGGCAGAATATGTACGCGGCATGAACGCCTTGCCGACGGTACAGAATTTATAGGTGTTGGCATTCAACCTGACATAGTTGTATTGGAAGATGAGAGTATAATCTTCGGCGAAGATAATGTGATAAACGCCGCCTTGAATATGATTAGGAAGTAAGCGTCTTTTCGCGCTCATCATATCGTCCATAACTTTGAGCAACCAACCTCAATGTTATGGACTTTTCTTTTTATCCCGACGACCTCAATTTCAGCTCCGTGGAGCAGCTGCCGTCTGCGCGACTGCTGCATCTTCCGCATTAACGGCCTCGAAGTTTTTCTTTGATAGTTCGCAGAAAATAAGTAACTTTGTAGTATGAAACATCTTGAAAAACTGAAAATTTGCAATTGGGCATTACTAATATTTTGTTTACTCATATTAACTTCCAGTATTCAACTTGAAGCCACAGGAAGCAGAGGTTTATTGCCGGTATGGCTTCATGTGTTTATTGGCTTGTTATTTTCTCTCTTAGTTATTTTACACATCTATCTCCATTTCAAATGGTGTAACTGGTTTGCCAGATTTAATAAATTAAAAAAGCCCGTTACGCGTATTTTATGGTATTTGTTTCTCGCAACCATTATTCTTGGCATCGCAACCTTTATCCATTGGCTCATTTCTAATCACCATTCTATTCTTGGTGGAGTGCACGGCAAGATTGGATTTTTAATGTTGGCGGTAGGCATTGGACATATATTAAAACGCATAAAATTTTTCAAGACTTCAAAGAAATAAGCGTCTTTTCGCGCTCATCATATCGTCCATAACTTTGAGCCACCAACCTCAATGTTATGGACTTCTCTTTTTATCCCGACGACCTAAATTTTAGCTCCGTGGAGCAGCTGCCCGGACTTGAAGCCCGCGCTGCCTTTACCGTCAATTCGCAGTCGGTGTTCCGTGAGGACACCGACATAGTGCCGACGCTCATAGACGATAAGCTCTCCTATATCCCGTGGGGCGGCGACAATCAGATGCCTTTCGATATTCTCGACCTCATAGAGAAAGACGAAACCCTCGCCACCTGCCAATGCTTCAACGCCGAGGTCTGCTATGGCGCAGGGTTGCGGTATGATACGTGCATCGCCTCCGATGCCGTAAAACAAGAAGTCGAGGACTTCCTTCTCGACAACGACCTCGCCGCATACTTCCTCGGCGTCAGTCAGGACTTCAAGCACTTCGGCTTTGCCGTCAGCGTGCTTATTCTCAACGAGGACGGCACAAAGATTGTGCGCCTCTTGCGTAAAGAAGCCTGTTACTGCCGCTTCGCCCCTGCCGACACCGTCGGCAAAATCCCCTCCGTCCTTTACGCCAACTGGCGTAAGTGCGTCGCTTCTCCCTCCGACATCGAGGTCATAGACCTGCTCGACCCCTCCGCGCCGTGGCGTGATCTGCAAGCTCGCTTGGAGCGCGAGCGGAAACCGGGAACAAGAAACCTGCCCCCCGGTACCCAATCCCCAATCCCCAATTCCCCACGATTGCGAAAATTCGCAATCGTCAGCCGAATACCGACCGTCGATAGCACATATTACCCCATACCTTACTATGCCTCGCTGTTCCGGGGCAAATGGTACAACATCAAGCAGCTCATCGGCATAGCAAAGGAAGCGAAGCTCAAAAACCACGCTCCCATAAAATACCAAATCGAAATCTCCGCCAAATATTGGGAGTCGATTTTCCGTGCCGAGGGCATCACCGACCGCCGAAAGCAACAGGAGCGCATCGTCCGTGAGAAACAATCAATTCTTGATTTTCTCACCGGTGCGGAAAACTCCGGCAAAGCGTGGTTTTCCACCTTCTACATCACTCCCGACGGAAAGGAGCAGCACGACGTTGTGATAAACAAAATCGACGCCACCAAAGAGGGCGGCGATTGGGAAACCGACATACAGGAAGCTATCAATATGATATGCTTCACTATGCGAGTGCATAGTAACCTCGTCGGCTCCGTGCCCGGAAAGGCGCAGACCAACAACTCCGGCTCCGACAAGCGCGAGCTGTACACCATAGCCCAGGCCCTCCAAAAACCATACCACGACCTCCTTTTCACCGTCCACCGCATCATCATCAAATTCAACGCCTGGCAGGGCGTCACCGTCGATGTACCTTTCATACAATTAACCACCCTCGACGAACACCAAGACGCAAAAGAGGTCAAAGTCACAAGTGACAAAGCATAAGGTAATCACACATCACTCATAAACATAATGGCAAAGATAATCAACAGCAACGAGGAACTGACGGCCCTAATACCTAACAGCCTAATCACGGTCAAAGGCGAAACACCGCTCTTTGACAAGCTCGCTCCCTTCCTCGACCTCGCCGAAGCGTGGGTCAAGGAAACTTTCACCTCCGAGCCGACCTACAACACAATCTGCGGCTACACGGATAGCAACCCTATCCGCATAGCCACCGCCCGGCTCGTCGTCGCCGACGCCATGCGCCGTGCAATTCCCTCGCTCGACCTTGTGCTTACGCCCAACGGCTTCGCCACCGTCGGCACCCAAAACCTCGTCGCCGCATCAAAGATGCGCGTCGACCGACTTGTCGACTCGATGCTGACCCACCGCGACGACTGCATCGCCGCGCTCTTGCCCGAGCTGCCGGGCGCGAGCCGGTGGCTCAATTCCGACCAAGCCGCTTTCTTCGGCGCAACCCTCTTTCCGACTTTGGAGATTGTCAGTCAATCCCCAATTTCCAATTCCCCAAAATGGGAGCGATACCTCGAACTCCGCCCCCAAATCATAGACTTGGAGGCATCGTTGGCCGAGGAATGGTTGTCGCCCGAACTGATGTCAGCGCTCCGTGCAGAGAACCTGCGCGGAAATCTGCCACCCGTCCGCCACGATGTAGTCCGCCAAATCAAGGCGCAACTCATCGCCTATCTGCAAAAAGGCACGTTCAACAGCCGACGCCTCGCCGATATTGTCAATATCATACGCCACCGCCCCTCCAATTTCCCCGAATGGCACAGCTCCGACACCGCCCGATTGTTCACGCCCCCGACGTTCAGCAACCGCAAAGAAGCCTCCGGCTATTTCTTTTGA